TGCAATACCCTGACGTGAACCACCAAAGGCGCGTGCCTGTTGCGCACGTTGAGAAGTCTGGCGTATGGCATTCTGACGCGAAGTCTCCAGATCAGACAATGCGTTTTCTCTAACGTATTTTGTATACGGGTTCATGTAGCTGCCGATACTTCCAGCGCCACTCATACCAAGGTTTGCCTGCGCAGCATTGACCATTCCAGGTTGATAGGTTCCTTCAACACCAGTACGGTATGTGGCCTCGTCAACAGTGCCAAGTCCAGGTCCAGCGAGTCCGGTATTGATTAACTGCTCCTCTCCGGCCTGGTACATTGGATTGAATCCAGCAAACTGCTGCACTGGTAGCGCACCAGCAACTCCCTGCGCCTGCTCCAGGTTAGCTAAGAATGCTTTCTTTAGATCGGGATCAATGCTTGTTGTCGCCGTCTGACTGCCGCCTTTGCTCATACGTTTCCCCTTTACATTTCGAGCAAGCCGCGTAGCTTGCCCTTAGAAATCTTGCCGCTATTGATGGCGTTCATCAACTCGATGCCGTATTTTTTTACAGCCTTGTCATTGATGACAAACTCTCCAGACTTTAAGGCGCCATATCCTTGATCTGGACCCATAGGGTTTGGACCTTTAAGGTGCTGCATGGATACCTGTCCACCTTTAGCAAGCCCACCCGCATCACGGCTTCCCCAGCTTTTATTATCACCACTATTATCACCACCATAACTACTATCACCACCAGCATCACGGCGTCCAAAACTTCTACTATCACTTCCTTCATTGCTGTAGTTAGAATCTCCAACTGCATTCGGGTTGTTGTACATACCATACTGGTTTGCAAGAGATTGCAATTGTGCTGACTCTGCCTCTGCAACACTGTTATATCCAGTAGTGTCAACAATTGGAGCCGGTGGCTGCTGACCTAGCAATGCTGGTAAAAGACCACCTGTATAACTATTTGGGTCATACCTAAATGGCATACCGCCATAGCTTCCATTGCCTGCTGCACCACTGCGATCACCGCCGCTACCGCCACCACGATTTCCACCACCCATATCGGGCAAGACTACAGGTGCAGCAGGTGCAGCTCGTTTGTACAGGTCAGGATTGAACCCTCCCATAGCACCACCAGCACCGCCGCCTCCATAGACGTTACCCATGCCCTGCTGGTAGCCAGTACCGGCAGAGCCGCCGTAGTTGCCCATCTGGGACATGATGGCCTGATACGGACCCTGCTGCGCATATGGCAGGTAAGGCGTAGAGGAGTAATCCTCTGGCGCAGAGATGTTGTTTGCTCTTAAATAGTCAGTGATGCCGCCTAGACTCATATCATTCCCCTTACAAGTTCTTGCTCAAAATGAACCACTTAGGTTCGTATCCTTCATCGCGCAGAAACGTCTTGGCCCAGCCCTGACGCCCTGCGAGAGTAACTCGCGTGCAACCTAAACTCTTGCCCCAACGCTCGATGTGTGGTCGCATCAGCTTGAGTTCATCTAGGTCGCCGCCAGCAAGAAAGTAGTGCAAGTTCTTGATTCGCGGGTAGACAATGATCTCGGTCACAACAACAGACTTGACGCCTGGCCATACTTGGAACCTGTTATTTCCAACCCCCTCGGCAATGTCGTCAAATGTGTGTGTACCTTCAGAGTATTCTAAAGCCGATTCCACCTGCTGGCGCAGCCTGTTTAACTCGTCCAGGTCTGTCACCGACGCCCACCGGCAGTCGCCTCCAGCCGCATAACCCCAATCCTCCAATCGGCCAAGGTGTTAGCCGTAACCTTCATCTCAACCTGGCGCCCAGAAAATCTTACAGACGTAGGGTTTGCCGCCGTGTAGGGTCCAAAAGTAGACTCCGCGCCTGTCGGGTAGAACCTTGACGTGAAAGAAACAACGGCCTCGCCCAGTGTCTGCTCGTCAGGAATCACCTGCCTAACGTTCATTATGTTCTCGCCTGTACCCAGCTCGATGGGTCCAGATTGCGCGAACAAGGTGGCCGAGTCATAGGCAAAACCGACCTCGTGCTCGTAGATATAGCCATTGGTATCCACCATCACGGGATAGGTGAACACCCCTGCATCAGCACCCGCTAGGCGAGACAATGTGCCTATGTTCCAGTGACCCTCGCGGTAGTTGTACGTCACATAAGAGTCGTTCTCGTTGGAGTCATTGGAGGGGTAAAACCACCATATCTCACCGAATTTGCTATTGTGGACGGCATAGATTTTTGACTTTTGCGTCAAGTTTATATCGTTGAAAATGTAGTCAGACACGTCGCACGGCAGTGGCTTGACGTACCCGTCGTACATCCAAAACCCGCTGCTGGACATCCAGATGGCGGCAGTGTCGATGGCGGCCACTGACTGCGCCGAGATCAACCCGCACCCGCTGCCTGCCTTGTCAAACCCATAAACGAATGGTGCGCCAATGTACTGAGCTGTGTGCACGTCTACGTCAGTAAACAGTAGGTTTACACCCTTAACGCGCTTGCCGGCCAGTAAAGTTCCTGGCGTGGCCAACTCGTAGTCACCCGCCAAATTGTCTATGGCGGCAGTCCAAACTGTATTGTTCTCTTGATCTGACCAGGCCACCTTGCGCGGGTTGCCGCCAGCACCTAAAGCAAACACGATCCGGTCTGCGGTCACCATTACCGCCTTGCATCCTGTCGGTGCATTGGTGATGGCCGCTGCCAGCGTAGGCGTTGTAAAACCCAACTGCCACTCGTACAGCTTCCCATCTGCACTTGAACAAGCAATCAGGTACTCACCCCAGGTATCCATTGACCAGGTCGTTGCGCTGATAACGTCACCCAAGTCAGGGCGCTGCACGCCATACGCGAAGTTTCCATAGGCAGCGTACCCGTAGCCGGTGTACGAAGTAGCATCAGCAATGCCTGCCGTAAACCCTGTTGGGGTAATCTCTTTGAGCGTGCCCGACTCGTTCATCACATAAAGTTTAGTGTGCGTACCGGCTGCAATCCAACGATCATTGGTGTTATCACGCCAGGTAATCAGTCCCCTGCACTTTCCACTCATAGCCGTCTGAGAGCTGAAACGCTTGCGCCACCCGTTAATCGGGCGCAGAGTGTTCTCGTACCAACGAACCAGGTTAGCGTCGTACCAGCGCCCTGATGATTGGTACTCAGTCCCGTTACGATAGATTCCTGGTGGTATTTTTAATGGTATGTACATGACGTTCTCACATTGTGTTTGACACAAATTGCATGGTCGTAATCAGCGACGCGGTAGATGGATAGTTGGACGCCGCAGCGTATGCCTGGATGCTGACTGCGGTGCTGTCAGTCTCCCACCAAAGCTCGATGTAGTCATTGGCAGCAAGTGACAGAAAGTAGTTCCATGCAATTATTGTGTGGCCATTGACTGCGCCATGCTTAGAAGGTATCCCAGCAAATCCAGTAGAGCCAACAAGATTTGTCCCGTTGACCTTAATCCATACCCTTACATCATGGTCTGCGCTGGCTGTATTTTCAAACTGACCAGACCACTGTAGGTTATATATACCAGAGTCAGTGACTGTGATACGCGAGCTGCTGACAACTGTCACCCCATTGGTGAAATCAGTCGTATTAAACGTCATGGCATACGCGGTATTGATGGCCGCCGCAGTCTGGTCTACAGTACTCTGAAAGGCGCCATAGGGCGCGTTTATGTACCGGCTGCCCTTGACCCCAAACAAGGCGCCAAGCACCGAAGTTATTTTGCGAAAGTAAACGTTCAGCGCTCCATTGGACTCATTGAAGTTACGACGCTCGTACTCCTCTGGTGGATACCCCAGATTAGGCGGCGTCGGAGTCTCAAGTTTTTGCTGGATGGCCATAGTTTTATTGTGCCACCATTAGGATAAGAATAGGACGCGCTCATCCTTGCGCCGGTTCTGCAAACCTTTCAATGGCTTACCGCCGGCCATGCAATACTTCAAAAGCTCGTCCGCAGCGCCTTCCATATCCCCGCGTAGCACTTTTTGGCGTAGCGTACTACGCTGGAGTGTCCCAAGACCCACGTTAAAAGAAAAGCTAACAAGCCCATCAAACTGACCCTGTGTAAGAACGACAGGACAGAATCGTTCCACGCCGCGCTCAAAGCGATCAAGGTCTGCTGCAAGTATTCCATCTACCTCCTCCATAGACCACAGCCGGTCATCCTCTGGCCTCAATGGGTATCCATTACGTTCTTCTAGCTTTAGCTTACTCTGGGCTGGGTACAGTACGTGGCCAACGCAAACAGTCCAAAGCAGAGCCGGACAGCGATAAGGGCGCTGCCTAGTCCCCTCGTGGTGCTTAATCATTGACAGTGCCTTGGCAGATACTTTCATTTCTTTTGCGTTTGCACGCACCCCACTTTGTAGCCCAGGTCGCGCCACTCTTTAGCCGCCTTCTGGCAGGCAGCCTCGTACTCAAAATATCCAACGATTAGGATTGAGTTCATGTTGATACCTGTAACTAGCACCAGGGTCCAGATCATTTTCCAAAGGCTCGGCCACCAAAATGGAACGCTACTATGGAAGCAAACAGTGCCTGGGTATTGCTGTCCCACAGCTTCTCAGCCAGCGCAGGGAATGCCACGCCGTTGTTGTATCCATAGATAAATAAACCAACGTCTACGAAAACCAGCAGCAGAAAGAATCCCATAGTAATGAAACTGCGCGTTCCAGCACGCAAGTCCTTTATCCACTGTGATGTTCCCTCTCCCAGAGACTCGTCGTGCTTGTAGATGGCGTTCATCTCAGCAACCTGGGCATTGACTAAGTTCTCTCCAGCCTTGGCAGTTGTCTCTAACTCTAGCTGCTGGCTGTGTATCTGCTCAACCCGTTCCTGCGCCTCAAACCCTGCCTTGCGCAGCTCTAGCTCGCGCTCGATCTGCATAGCGGCCAGCGCCAGCTCGTGCTTCTTGTCATTGCGGTCCTGGAAGAAGTCCAGCAACTTGGGCAGGCCACCCATCAGGAAGGAGATCAGTGTGGATAGGATAGTCAGCATGGTTTAGTCCTTTTTGCAGGGGGGAGCATCTTCACTATGGGAAAGTTTTACGCCAGCCAGCAGCCCAATAAAGCCACCAACAATAGTCTGAAATGCGGGAGATATGAGTTTAAAAATTTCTGCGTTGTCCACAAGGGGGTTAAACAGACCAGCCATTAGCACACCGACCATTCCAATGACAACCACACACAGGGTGAAGCTGACCATTAGGGTCACAAAAAACGTAAGTTTTGATTTGATGTCGTTCATCTACTTTTCCATCAAAAGTGTTAGCCACCAAAAACAAAGACCTAGCAACAG